CATAGCGGCAGACATAAAAATAACTAACTCTGCCCACCGGTACACGATAATAAGAGAGGCTTTGGCAATGGGTTTCGCTGGGATTGGCGTCGCTAGTGACTTTATTCACGTAGATACACGGGGTTCTGCTCCTGTGATTTGGACTTACTGATGCTGTACACAAGACATAGAACCCTTACAGATAATACAGAGCAGTCAATACTAACAACTCCTAGTGGACACGTAGCCCACGTAAAGTACGTTTTTGTTGCTAACCACGGAGGTTCTACGAACCAAATAGACCTCTTCTGGGAAACAGGTGGAGTGCCTGATGTTTACATTTTTGATGGTACTTCCATTGGCGCTGGAAACAAAGAAATACTAGGGGACTCTGGGGCTGGTGTAATTTTTGTTTTATCTGAAAACGAAACATTAAAAGCACAAGCAAGTTCAGCAACAGGAAGTGTAGAAATTGTTGTAACTATAGACTTGTTACCACAGCCTCCTGTATTTGTAAACTTTAACGGTGCGTAACTACGATGATTACATTCATAGGGGCTGATTGGTGTCCTGCGTGTAGGAGAACCAAGAAAACCCTAAAAGAACTCAACATGGAGTACAAGTACGTAGAGATGCCCCCCGGTCAAGCAGGGTGGGACTTAGTAGAAACCATGACAGGAAAGAGATCCATACCACAAGTATTCTACCACTTTGGTGGATCAAAGGACTTCACAGAAGCACTCAAGAGTTTACAGTTAGTTGACTGATCTAAACGTACAACTGCTACCGTGGCAACAAGAGGTCTACTCTGATCCTACTAGGTTCAAAGTAGTAGCCGCTGGGCGAAGAACAGGGAAGTCTCGTCTAGCCGCTTGGATGTTAATTATCAACGCCCTACAGTCCGACAAAGGACACGTTTTTTACGTTGCGCCCACACAGGGACAAGCCCGTGACATCATGTGGCAGACCCTGTTGGAGCTAGGACACCCTGTTATATCTGGAAGTCACATCAACAACCTCCAGATCAGGCTGGTCAACGGGGCCACAATTAGTCTCAAGGGAGCCGACAGGCCAGAGACAATGCGTGGTGTGTCCTTGAAGTTTCTCGTGATGGACGAGTACGCAGACATGAAGCCTGACGTATGGGAGCAAATCCTCCGTCCAGCACTGGCTGACCAAAAGGGATCAGCGTTGTTCATAGGTACGCCTATGGGCAGGAACCACTTCTACGAGTTGTACAAGTACGCAGAGTTAGGTGACGATGAGACTTACAGGGGCTGGCATTTCACCAGCTACGACAATCCAATCTTGGACGCGTCTGAAATCGACATGGCAAAGAAATCAATGTCGAGTTACGCCTTCAGACAAGAGTTCATGGCCTCATTTGAAGCCAGAGGCTCAGAGATGTTCAGAGAGGATTGGGTCAAGTTCGGAGAAGAGCCAGAAGAAGGCGACTACTACATAGCAGTTGACCTCGCTGGATTTGAGGACGTAAACAAGAAACGGACGAAGAACACTAAACTAGATGAAACCGCAATCGCTGTCGTTAAAGTTGGTACTGATGGTTGGTACGTTGATAACATTATACATGGGCGGTGGGAGCTTAACGAGACTGCCGCCAAGATATTTCAGGCCGTTAGAGACTACAGACCCGTTAGCGTTGGTATTGAACGAGGGATCGCAAAGCAAGCTGTAATGAGTCCCCTGATGGACCTGATGAAACGCTACGGGCAGTTCTTCAGGGTAGAAGAGTTAACCCACGGTAACAAGAAGAAGACCGACAGGGTAATGTGGGCGCTACAGGGGCGCTTTGAAAACGGATACGTAACCCTGAGAAAAGGAGAGTGGAACAGTAGATTTCTAGATCAACTCTTTCAGTTTCCAGACGCACTAACCCACGACGACTTGGTTGACGCTCTAGCGTACATAGACCAGTTGGCTAAGGTAGCTTACAGCTACGACTTTGAAATAGACGATCACGAGATACTCGACGTAGTAGCAGGATACTAATATGGCAGAAGAAATTTATAGCCCAGACCCTCTGATGATAGAGGAGTCTCTGGAAGAGTGGGTGATGACCAAGTGTGAAAACTGGAGAGATCACTATGAGTCAAACTACGAAGAAAAATTTGAAGAATACTATAGGCTATGGCGAGGTCAATGGGACCCTGCTGACTCCGAAAGAGCATCGGAACGTTCTAGAATTATCTCTCCTGCGCTTCAGCAAGCTGTAGAGTCTAACGTAGCGGAGCTAGAGGAAGCCACGTTTGGCAGAGGTAAGTGGTTTGACATTTCTGATGACACCAACGACCAAGACAAGCAGGACATTCTGTACCTCCGCAAGAAGCTCGCTGAAGACTTTGAAGCCTGTAAGGTACGTAAAGCTGTAGCAGAGTGCCTCATCAACGCCGCTGTGTTTGGCACAGGTATCGGTGAGATTACTCTAGAAGAAATCAAGGAGATGGCTCCAGCCACACAGCCGATCATGGACGGACAGTTGACCGCCGTGGGTGTTAACATCACCGACAGGGTTGTAGTAAAGCTGAAGCCCGTGTTGCCTCAGAACTTCCTGATTGACCCCGTGGCTACGTCCGTTGAGGACGCTATGGGCGTTGCTGTGGACGAGTTTGTGTCCAAGCACAGCGTAGAGCTACTACAGGAGCAAGGCGTGTACAGAGAAGCCCTGATTGAATCAGCGGCCCCTGACGCAGACCTAGAGCCCGACCAAGACCTAACGATATACAACGATGACAAAGTACGACTGACCAAGTACTACGGTTTAGTGCCTCGTGAGTTGCTAGAGGCTGAAGACGTAGACGTAGAGGAAGACTCACGTTACGTTGAGGCTATCGTAGTGGTAGCCAACGGTGGTACGCTCTTGAAGGCAGAAGCCAACCCCTACATGATGCAAGATCGTCCTGTTGTTGCGTTTCCTTGGGACGTAGTGCCCGGACGCTTCTGGGGCAGAGGCGTGTGTGAGAAGGGCTACAACAGCCAGAAGGCGCTAGACACAGAGCTACGAGCACGTATTGATGCCCTGTCACTTACTATTCATCCTATGCTGGCGATTGACGCAACTAGGTTGCCCAGAGGCGCTAGACCAGAAGTTCGCCCCGGCAAGATGATACTTACTAATGGAGATCCTCGTGAAGTACTTCAACCTTTCAACTTTGGGCAAGTGGGGCAAATCACTTTTGCACAAGCCGCTAGCCTTCAACAGATGGTGCAACAAGCAACTGGAGCCGTGGATTCCGCTGGCATTGCGGGACAAGTCAATGGTGAAGCTACTGCCGCTGGCATTAGTATGTCTCTTGGTGCTATTATTAAGCGGCATAAGCGCACTCTTATAAACTTCCAGCAGTCTTTCTTACTGCCTTTTGTAACCAAAGCCGCACACCGGTACATGCAGTTTGACCCTGAAAACTACCCCGTAGCTGACTACAAGTTCAACGCTACGAGCACTCTGGGCATCATCGCTCGTGAGTACGAGGTTACACAGTTGGTGCAACTCTTGCAGACTATGAAGCAAGACAGCCCACTGTACCCTGTGCTGATCCAGAGCATCATCGACAACATGAACCTCAGTAACCGTGAGGAGCTTATTGCGGCAATGCAACAGGCTTCACAACCTGATCCACAAGCACAGCAGATGGCTATGGTGGCACAACAAGCACAGCTTGAGTTCCAGCAAGCGCAGACTGCCGCTCTACAGGGTCAGGCCGCAGAGTCTCAGGCTAGGGCTACCAAGTACGCTGTTGATTCACAGCTTGCGCCGCAGGAGCTTGAGATTGAGAAGATTGAGGCAATCACACGAAACCTCAGAGAAGGTGACGCCGACGACAAAGAGTTTGAGCGTAGGCTGAAGATTGCTGAAGTGGCGTTAAAAGAGAAAAACCTAAACAACCAAGCATTTAGAGGAGCAACATCTCGTGCTAATGACACAAGTGGAAATGACCAAATTCCTAGACCAAATCAACCAAGCGTTCAAAGACCAGTTCGACAAATTGGAAACACTCCAAGTCCAACTGGACCAACTGGAGGCCAAGGTCAATGAGCAAGAAAGACCCAAGACTAACAAGAGCGGGAGTAAGCGGGTACAACAAGCCAAAGAGGACGCCTAATCACCCCACGAAGTCACACGTAGTTGTGGCTAAAGAGGGAGACAAGGTTAAGACCATACGATTTGGACAACAGGGAGTCAGTGGTGCTGGAAAAGATCCGAAGACTGCTAAAGAAAAGGCGAGGCGTAAGTCCTTTAAGGCTAGACACTCTAAGAACATTGCTAAAGGAAAGATGAGCGCCGCATACTGGGCAAACAAGGTGAAATGGTGATATGGCTGGACTGTACGAGAACATACACAAAAAGCGCAAGAGAATCAAGGCTGGCTCTGGCGAACGTATGCGTAAACCCGGATCTAAGGGTGCGCCTACGGCTAGTGCCTTTAAGAAAGCGGCTAAAACAGCCAAAAAACGCAAAAGGAGTAAATAATGCCAAAAGTAGGTAAAAAACACTACCCTTACACCAAAGAGGGCTACAAAGCCGCCGCAAAAGCCAAAGCTAAGATGAAAAAGAAGGCTAAAAAGAAAAAGTAAATAATACCGATAAATAATACTTGACTTTTAGTTAAAAATATGTTATAATAGGGATATAGAGACAACCGCATGGCCTCACTAGATCAAGAAACTGAACAATACTACAACAAGTACTTTGACCTGTTTAGAACCGATGGTTGGAAACAGCTAATTGAAGAACTTACTCAAAATGCTGTCGTAATTAACAGCGTAGAAGCAACCAAAGATGAAAACGATTTGTTTGTGCGTAAGGGACAACTCAACGTACTCGCTTATCTTATCAACTTTGAAACAACTACTAACAATAACTACGATGAGCTAACAAAGAGCGATGATTAAAGTATTTGATTTTCGCTGTACAAACGGACATATCTTTGAAGAATTTGTAGACGGTAATACCACATCCAGTAGGTGCGGATGCGGAGCCAACGCTACAAAAATCGTTTCAGCAACTCAACACATACTCGAAGGGTCTTCTGGGGACTTCCCCGGCAGACACATGAAGTGGGTACGTGAACACGAGAACGCTGGGCGATCTAGTCGGGAATCCTAGTCTTAGGTCACTTCCTATTTTAATCCTCCATAACCTTAATAATAGGCGGGGTAAGTTTATATTATGTCACGAGCACAATTACTTGATGAGCGTCCTGAAGAAGAACCAACGGAAACAACTGAAGAACTAACCACAGACACTGTAGAGACTCCTCAAGAAGAGGAACAACCTCAAGAACCAGAAGTCCCCGAAAAGTACCGTGGTAAGTCTGTAGAACAACTTGTACAGATGCACCAAGAGCTTGAGAAGTTTTCAGGCAAACAGAGTACGGAAGTTGGTGAGTTACGGAAGGTCGTTGATGACTACATTCAGACACAACTCTCAAATCAACAAGCACCTCAACAACAGCAACAAGAAGACGATGACGTAGATTTCTTTGTAGATCCACAGTCCGCTGTTAACAGAGCTATAGATAACCACCCTAAGATCAGGGAAG